CCTTTCATACCTTTTAAATCTAAAAGTGGGGGTATACATGTCTACATATTTTTAACTGAAGCTGTACCTGCTTTATTATTGAGAGAAAAATTACATACAATAAAAAATATTTTTGGTGATTGTAAACCAGATAAAATATTTCCAGTTCAAAAATATCTAAATTTAGATAAAGGTTCTGCAGGAAGTTGGATTAATTTGCCTTACTATAATGCTAAAAATACAGAACGTTATATGATAAAGGAGGATGGCAGTGCCGCCTCTATCGAAGAGTTCTTTGAACACTACGAAAGAAATAAAGTAACTCCCGCACAACTTAAAAAATTAAAATCAGATATAGATGAAGGTGAAGTAGGGGACTGGTTCCAAGATGGTCCTCCATGTATGCAAGCGTTAGCTAAATTTGGTGTACCTAAAAGTCAACGTAACGAAGTTCTTTTAGACATGACAAAGTATATAAAGTTGAGATATCCAGAAGAGTGGCAAGATAAAACATTAGAGTATAATAAAAAATTTTTTGAACCAATTGGAAAAGGCATGAGTTATAGTGAAGTTAATAATGTAATAGGTTCAAGAGATAAAAAAGATTATAAATATAGATGTGACCAAGATTGGTTAAAAACATATTGTAATAGAGAAGAATGTGTAAAAAGAAAATTAGGCATTGGTGGCGGCATAGATAATGAATTAGTATTAGGTCCATTGTCCTTCGTAACATCAAGTCCAAAAATATGGTATCTAGGTTTCAATGGTGATGAAGTAAGATTGTATTCAAAAGAATTAGTAAAACAAGATTTGGCAAGAGAAGCAGCAACTGAACAAACGGGAAAGACTCCACCAAAAATAAAGAATTGGGATATGCAAATAAGGACTCTTCAACAAAAGGCTACACCAATAGATGCACCAGAAGAAAGTTTACCAGAGTTTAAACTAAAATCTCATTTAGAAGATTTTTGTTTTAATCTTAGAATTACTAAAGATAGAAAACAAATTGTTATGGGTAGACCATTTAGTGATGGTAATGGTAAACGTAAATTTATATTTGATGGGTTCTATAAACATTTACAAATGGAAGAATGGAAAGTTTCTGTAGACTTAACACATCAGATGTTACAAAAATGTAAAGGAATTAGTAGAGAAAAATTTCATATAAAAGAAGGTGTAAAGAAATGGGTTTACGTTTTAGATGAGTCAGCTTTTGGTAGAGAACCAGAAATAGAACAAGATATATTAAATTTTAAACCAGAAAGAGAAGAGAATGACTACTAAGATAGATAAATTTTATAAAAAACGTTACAAAATATTAGGTGGACCTGGTTGTGGTAAAACAACTGAAATATTAAAGATGCTGAAAAGAAACTTTGAAGATGGAATGCATTTTGATCAAGTTTTAATGATAGGTTTTGCAAAAGCTACAGTAGAAAACTTACAGGAAAGAGCTGTAAAAGATAAAACATTATCTTTATTTTTAACTGAAAAACAAGCAGAATCTATAAAAACAATTCATAAATTTTGCAAAGATCATTTAAATAATTTTCAAATATTTAATGAAAGCGCAAAACAAACTTTTAAAAAATTAATAAAAACAGATCCAGATAATTGGCCTAAACTAACTGACACGGATTATGATGGAACTGATATAATTGCAGTTGGGTGGACAGAAGAGCATGATAAAAAATTTGGTGCTATCATGAATCTCATAGGTCTAGCAAAACATTCTTTAGGTTTTGAAAAAGCTTACAAAGTTAATGGTAAGTACGTCATAGAAAAAGATCCTCTTCAAAGAATTTTTCATTTTTATGACGAAGACTCTAGTTATTCAAGGGTTAGATATAAAAGACCTGAAATAAGTTATGTCTATAATAATTTTAAAAAATTTAAAGATTACTATCAAATGATAGATTTTGATGACATGTTAGAAAAAACATTAATAAAAAATATTGAGTTTAAACCATACAAACTTGTACTGGTAGATGAAGCACAAGACTTATCTAAACTAGAGTGGCAAGTAATATCAAAGATAGCTAGAAACACTGAAGAATTAGTTCTTGTAGGTGATGATGATCAATCAATATATGGGTGGAAGGGTTCAGATGCTAGGATATTTCAAAAATGGCCTTGTAGAAAAGAATGTGTAAGGTCTTTACCTAAAACATATAGACTACCTAAACCTGTTTACGAAGTGGTAATGAAAATACAAGGGGAGATACAAACTAGGTTAGGAACAACTTTTGAATGTGATCCAAACAAAGAAGGTAGTTTTGGTTTTATTGATTCGCTAAGAGTTTTAGCAAACAGTATTGATTCAAAATCAGATGTAATAATGTGTGCTAGAACAAATGCACTTGCAAGCAAATTTAAAAATTTTTGCATAGATCATGGACTAATATTTAAAGAAAAAAATTATGCTCACGATAGAGGTACTTCTTTTAGAACCATATTTGACCAAGAAGATAGAAAAGAGTTAATACAAGCTTGGAATACTTTAAAATCAGGTGGGGTAATACAAGGTAAACAATATTTAAAAATGGTAAAAAAACTAGCACCTGGTTTAATTGAACACGGTAAGAAAGGAGCTTTAGAACATGCTGACACGCAACCACCAGAGTTACAAGATCCTGATTTATATTTATCCTTTCAAGATATAAAAGATAAATATTATTTTAAAGGAGATATAAAATTTGAATGGTTTGACGTATTAAAATTTGAAACCAGTAGTGTATTGTTTAGAGATAATGAGCATTTAAATAGTTATCTAAGATATTGTTGGGAAAAAGATAATACTTTAGAAAGTAATATAAAAATTGCACCTATTCACTCTGTAAAAGGTATGGAGGCTGACATAGTAATTGTAGACTCTAATTGGGGACCAAACTCTTTAAAATCTTACAATAGTGGCAGTAAAAAGCAAGGAGACGAGGAAACTAGAGTCTCTTATGTAGCAACATCGAGACCAAAAAAACATTTGAGAATCTACCAACACAGTCAAAAAAATGTGTTTCCATTATTAACAAGACAATTTTTACAATGAAAAGGAGAAAACAAATGACAAATAAAAGTGAGCTAGAAAGAGCATTCCCAGATCAAAGACAGGTTGGGGGGAAACATTATACATTTTTTCCAATACAACCCTATGAATTTATTTCAAAGAATGGTTTAACATTCTTTCAAGGAAACGTTGTGAAATATGTTTGTAGATATTTTGGTAAAAATGGTATAGAAGATTTAGAAAAAATAATTCATTATTGTGAATTAGAAATACAAAGACTGAAAGATGAGAAGTAAACCTATACAAAGACATATAAAAGTATCTAACTATAAATTTATGTTAGAGATATATCCTAATTTAGAAGGTCACCAAGAAATATCATGGGAAATATTTCCGCATGATTATCACGCAGCTTTATATGCATTTAGCAACAAAGAAAAACTAAACAAGATAATACAGAAAAAACATATTTATGAACCAAGGAAAAATATATGAAAACTTTATTTAAACAACATTCCGATTGGAGTGAACCTGATCACTTTCCAGATTTATCTAAATACGATGAGATCTCAATTGATTTAGAAACAAAAGATCCTGACTTAAAAACTAGAGGATCTTCATCAACAAGAAACGAAGGTGATGTGGTTGGAATAGCTATTGCTGTAAAAGATTGGGCAGGTTATTTTCCTATAGCTCATGAAGCAGGGCCTAACATGAATAGAAAACAAGTTCTTGATTGGTTCGCAGATGTACTAAAGACAGATTCATTAAAAATATTTCACAACGCTATTTATGATATGTGTTGGATATATAGACTAGGGCTCAAGGTTCACGGAACAGTTGTAGATACAATGGTCGTTGCATCTTTAGTTGACGAAAATAGATTTAGATATGACTTAGACTCTGTTTCAAAAGATTATGTGGGCATGGGTAAAAATGAAAACGCGTTGAAAGAGGCTGCTAAAGAATGGGGTGTAGATCCAAAAGCAGAAATGTATAAACTACCTGCAATGTATGTAGGTGAATATGCTGAACAAGATGCTGAAATAACTTTAGCTTTATGGCAGGAGTTTAAAAGAGAAATAGATGCACAAGATTTACATGCGATTGTAGAATTAGAACAACAGGTATTCCCGTGTTTGTTAGATATGAAGTTAAAAGGGGTAAGAGTAGATGAAGATCAAATTGCAAAAGTAGAGTCTACATTACAAAAAAATTATGATCTTTATATGAAAAGAATTAAACAAGAGATTGGTTTTTACCCTGAAGTATGGGCTGCCGCTAGTATTGAAAAAGCATGTATGGCTAGAAATGTGGATGATTTTGATAGAACAGAAAAAACAGGTAAACCTTCTTTTACAAAAAACTATTTGAAAAATCACAAAGACCCTGTGTTAAGAGCAATCAATAGTGCTAGAGAAGCTGACA